ATCTTTACGCTTCCATTCAAAAGACTTTAGTACAAGTTCAGCACGTTCATCATATACCTTTTTATCTTCATCNGATAGTTTTCTATATGCAGTTTCGTTTTTNGTTAGTTCGTACCCTAAATTTTTAGGTATTTTTAAAGCNAGTAAATCGTTATACTTTTGTTTNAGTCTATTGTATTGTTCTGCATCTTTATAGTATGCTTTTACTTGATGACCTAATACCTCTATTCTATATATTTCATATAGGCTTGTTAGATGTTTATTTTGCATCAGTTCAGCATATAGTTTTTTCTTTGCGTGTAATACGGTTGCGTGATCTCTATTTACTATTTGCCCTATTTTTTGTAATGACCAGCTTGTGGTTTCGGTTGCTATCTTAAAGTACAAAGTTCTAAACAATACTACTTCAGCTTTCCTTGAACTTGTGCTTATATCATATCCACTATGTTTATCTACATAGCTTTTTATTCTATTAAGTTCTATTTCGTGTTTTTGTATATCCATTTAAAATAATTCTGTTTGTTTAATATTTGATTTTGATATAATTCCTAATGCAGTTTCAAATATAGTTTTACCAGCTTCGTAATCTACAAGGTTTCTTGCTATCTTATTCGTTGGTTGCTTACCTTTATATTTCCTAAAATTGTAATCGTGAAATTCACATAATCTTTTAACTTCATTTACTCCTTGACTTATTCCAATAGGTGGTCTTTCGTTTATATTATTTGGTAGGTTAAAGTTTGTCCAATATAAATGTCTACCTCTTTTTTTTGCTGGAATTAATGGTTGGTAAAAGGGTATAACATTTTCCACAACATATTTACCATTAAAAAAATTATCTAAAAATATTACTTCTTGATAAAGTTTCATATCTGGATATTTCATTTTAATTTTATTCTTATTACTTGTAACCAACCTACTATGTGTTGGACAAGGTGGACTTGACCATATAAAATCAAACTCTTGATAATGGTCTAAAAGATATTGGTGTGCATCTGCAACTATTACTGTATCATTTGGAAAACGATCTTGATATAGTTTAGCAAGTTCTTCATCCCATTCAACTGCTACAACTTCAATATCTTCTTTTACTTCGTTCCACTTGTATCGGTTACCACCTAAACAAGCATATAGGTTTAGTATCTTCAATTTGTTCTTAATTTTAAAAGGTTGTAGCACTCTATATATTTTTGTTTTGCTTTTCCTTTATATTGTTCTTTAAATAATTCGTATAACTTTTTTGTGTATTGGTATTTTGTTTGGCAATCTTCAAAATACTTTTGTGCGAATCTTACACCTTTACCTTTAAAGTAGTTTACATTATCAGCAGTATCACCTACAATCATTTGTTCATAGAAATTATACAATGCTTCATCTTCTGAAATGTCTAATACTTCTTTATGCTTATAGTGATAGTTGTATATTAAAGCTGGGAATTGTTTGTAGTCTTTATCTATTGATACTATCATTACTTCATCCCTACCTAATTCATCGGTTAGTTGCTTCCAGTACCTTGCTACCATATCATCAGTTTCAATACCAAAACCATATACTGAATCGTAATGCTCTTTTACAAATTTGTGCATTTCATTTAGTAATGGTGGTAACTCTTGTTTTTTTCTATTGGCTTTATAATCGTTTGTAATTAGTTTTCTAAAGTTGCCCTTTGATCCACTAAAGGTTATTACCTTATCTATTTGGTACATTTCTTCAAGGTGGTTTACTATTGACATATATTGCTCATCAAACTTTGCCCTTGCATCTTCTATATCTGTATAGTACTTTTCATCCTCTGGGTGTTCACGTTTCTTATAACAAGCAGCGAATATTAAACTATCTGCATCTACTAATAATATCATTGTTTTACTGTTAGTTTTAAATAGTTTTTGTTTTCTGCTGGTCTTACTTGATATGTTATTGTTATATCAGTTATTTCTTTGTCTTGATTTGTAAAGTGTTCTATTTGCTCTTTTAAACCATCCCATACTGCTTTGCTTACTTTCATCTGAATATGCTTATTATTATATAGAAAAATGTAAAGTACCAAGACCATTGGCATATTATTGCCAATCCAGTTATTATAGTTTCTAAGACCTGTGCAAGTTTTACGTACCCTTTATTTCTTAAAACATAAAGTGTTGGTGCTGCTGGTACAAAGAAACTTAATACTATTAACCCTATTGCTATTTGTATCATTAGTAAAAATCTTGGTATATATCCATAACATTATTTTTTTCTTCAACTGTTAGTTCAGTTAAGCATTTGTTGTATAACCTAAATGCTATTTTCATAAGTGTTGTTGTTCGTTCCATCTTTATTATTTAATATTTAATCTTTCAGCAAATTCATCAACAGTATTATAACTATTCTGAATTAAATCTCTTTCAATTTCTATTTGTAGAATTTCAAGCTGGTGCAGCAAATAAGAATTATCTGTTGTACTAACTAAATCAATTAAATCTTGTAATCTTTTTTTGTGTAACATTTGTTTTGTTTTAAATTAATAATAACAAATATACTATTAATTAACTTATAAACAAAACTATTGATAACTATTCGTAATAATTTCTTTGCAAAGTAAATATGGTATCTTTGATCTATTGTAGTTACCTTTTACTCCTTGCGTTCCAGTTCTTGAACCTCTTGGTGCTGCTTCGTGATGACATTCTTTGTTGCCATTAAAACATTCTTCTTTAGGTTTCCAACCATTAGGTTTAAACATAGGGTTATAAATATTGTTACTCCATATATCAGTTGGCTTTGCTCTAAAATCTCCATACTTGCAATACCATATAGTAGTTCTTGGTAACCCTTTTACAATCTCTAATTTTCTTAATTTACCTCTTGGGTTTTCCATATACCATACTAAATTAGGGTTTATCTTTAAAAAGTAATTTATTATTTCTAATGTTGAATTTACATATTCCACACCCTTTAAAGCATTATCTGATTTTGGTGTATGATTTTTATTCCAATGTTTACCTATACTTGCAACAGAAAAATAAGTACAAGGTGGTGATGCCCATATAAAGTCTGGTATAAAAGGTACTTTTAAAACATCAAACGTATTTATATCTGTAACATAATCAATTTTATCAAAAGCATTAATATCTGATGAAAAAACATTATGCCCTAATTCATCACATATATTCCCAATACTTCTGCTTCCAGCAAATAATTCAAGTACGTTCATTTAAATTAATTCTAACTGCATCATTTTCTTTTAGTAGGTAAACATCTTTAAGCAGTCTTTTTTTAGTCCACATTGTAGTATCTGGGCAATATTTCTTTTCGGTCTTTGGCATCTCTAATGTATTTAAGTAATACATATAATTACCTTTTGGATCGTTTACAAAATAAATCTTTATTACATCTTTACCCAGCTTCATTAAAGCATCGTATTTATCTTTTTCAAGCATCTTGGTTTCATAGTATGTTTTTCTAAATTTCATTTCTATAACACAATCAAAACCTTTGGGTGTTTTACCTTTGGCATCGTATCGTTCTGAACCCTCACCACTCCATTGTAAATTCCAGCCATCAAAATTTAGTAGCACTACCATTGCTTTTTCAAGCTGATGTATTTTATTTAACACCATTATTCCATATTACGTTTAAATCTTTGATCCATTGTTTTATTGTTCTTGGGTTACAAGTACAAGGTTTATAGTAGTTGTGTTTGTGGTATTCAGCGTGTAGTTTACACACCAATTCAAATTCCTGGTTATTAATGTGTTGCTTTGTACCCATTCTAAAGTTTTCCCATTTTGCATAGTCTTGCTTATTAAATTTTACCATCGGTCTATTTTTATTTCGTTTAACTTTTTTCTACGTTCATTGCAATTACATTTTGTACCTCTGTATTTATGCCAGGTATCAACAAGGTATTTTATACCAGTATATTTAGTAATGTTGTAAATAAGATTTCCTAATTTCATTTTGTTTTATATTTATATAATAATTCTTTTTTTATTAGATATGCTTTTTTTTCTTTAATATCCCCCTTGCCTATAAAACTATAATAATTTAAATTATTTTCTTTTATGCATTTTTTTATATTTTTAATTGTAAACCAATTATAATTTTTTCCATCATATATAACCCACCAAGTAGCTTTTGATGTAGATAAAGCAGATGGTTTATTGTTAAATTCTATTTCAATAACAATATTGCCAGTATATAAACTTTTTTTATCTGATTTTACTTCAACACCAATTTCTAATTCAGGTATAAATATATCCCAATCTTTATAATATCCATCTACTATATAAGATTTTGGATATTTTTTTTTTATTAATTCTAAAACTTTATTCTCATAAATTTTACCAATTTTTAAATCTTTTTTAAAAGTGTTATTCATAATAATTTTTTTAGTTTATCTTTTACTTTGTTATAAGTATTATACAATGAATAGTATTGTATGTATGATTTTCTACTAAATTCTGCTATGCTTTCTCCACTATTAATTATTTCAAATACTTTACGATCATACCAAAACATATTATCTAATTCTTTTTTTATAATTGCGTATGCCTTATCATAATCAATATCTGAAATAGACTTATCAATATCTACATCTTCAATATTAATAATAGTAATGTTTTTTTCTTTGCGTTTTAAATCGTAAAACAATGACCTTAAAGTTTTAAATATATAGTAGTAGTTAACCTCATCATTATACATAATATCCAAACCTTTATTTAGTTTTTTATGTATCTTAATATACATTTCTTGTACTATATCTTCTGATGTTTCTACTGGGCAACCAAAGCTGGTAACTATTTCTATCCACGTTTTGTGCTTTTCAGCAATTAATACCATTGTTTTTTCTACCATTACGCTAAAGGATCATAAATATTATTTACTATTTGTGGTAAACCTACATCGTTAACTTCAAATGAAAAAGTATCAAAAGAGTAACCCCTTGACCTACCACACTTAACAGTTACCCAATCTTTGTTTACTGTATTTGCTTCTAATGCTATAACTGTTTCAGCTTTCTTTTCAAGGAAACTTCCTAAATGTCCAGTACCTAATTTTTGACTACCATAGTTTTGGTGGATAACATTTATAATATGGCATTTGTATTTAGCACTCCACTCCATTAATTTTTGTACTAAAGCATTTGATTCTACTATTGCATTTGCATCACTACATAAATCAGCAATGCCATCTATTATTATTAAACTTGGTTTATCTATTTTGTTTTCTAAATAGTAATCTATAAAATCTATTCGCATTTTGTGGTCTATTGACCTTAAACCAAATGTATGGTAGTTATTTGTGTTTATACTTGAATCCATTGTTAACGGTCTTTTAAATACCTTTTGACAATGCCATAAGCCTTGTTCGGTATCTATGTGTAAAAGATGACCATTACCTTTATGCCCTTTTAAGTTACCACCATATATATTTGTACCACTTAAATATACTGATGCTAATAAAGAAATAAAAAATGTTTTCATAGTTTTTGGTGGTGCTGTAACTACTGATAAGTTCCCATAAGTTCCTAAAGCAATCGGTACTAATTTATCACCACTTTCAGATTTTAATAATTTTTCACCATAACTTAATGCTACTGGTGGATAGTCTATTTTTTCGTTAATGTCTACTTTACAATCGTGTTCGATAAAGTCCATTAACATATTGTGTTCAGTTTGTTGTTGTTTAGTCATATATTATTTTTCTATAAAGATATAAAAAAAAAGGTGCTAAATTAATAACACCCTTTTAAATTTAAAATGGTAAATCACCACTTTGATCATCTACTGGTACTGCTACCTTTTCTTCTTCACGTTCAGCTACTTGTATAGTTCCATCTGAAACCCATACTACTTTGCCATTACCTAAATAGTTTTTTGGCATTTTAGCTTCTCGTTCTTCTTTTGTTTGACTGTCCATAAACGCTACGTTGTTTCCGTATCGTGTTTCATCATTTACTGCAATAGTAAAGTTGTAATAAACTGCACCATCTTTTCCTTTTACAAACTTTTCTTTTGGTAGCTTGTCTACTCTAATTGAACCATTGATTAATGTACTCATATATATATAAATTTAGTTAATATTCATTTTATTTCCCTTTGTGCTGATTTTTTATCTGTTCTTGTATAAGAATATATTTGCCTATTTTCACTACAAGGTATAAATTTTATTTTATCATTTAAAGGTGGTTTTACTTTTCTTTTTCTCATATCTATTTCTTTTTAAAATCTTCGCTTTCATCTTCACCAAATACACCAAGTTCATAAAACCCAGTTAGTTTTAGTACTGCTCTTGATAAAGCACGTTTTTCTGCCATTTCCATAACATACCAACTATTGGTGTTNCCCTCTTTAAAACTTGCACCTTTATANGCNGATCCAAAAGTTTCAATGTTTTCATTTACTGCTTTTACAACTGCAAAGTTAGGTTCGCATTTTATTACATCAAATTTAATTTTGATTTGTTCTTGTGCTTGTATTTTCTCAATACCTTGCCTTGTAATAATTACATAGTGTTGGTGTTTAAATACATCTGTTTTTTCTAAATTATACTTTTTGTATAACTCTACTAATTTGTTTCGTTCCATTATGTTATATTAAATTGTTTACTTGTAGAATTGCCTTTAATTCTTCTATCTTGTTTTGTAAGGCTTCAACTCTAAACTGGTATTCAGTAAGTAATTGATTTGTAGTTTGGTTACTGTAATTTGTGTTTACCATTTGTTTCGTTTTAAAATTAATAATCGTAAAGGTATAAACATTTCTGTTAATAAACAAAAAAAAGGGCTGCATTTCTGCAACCCAATTTAAACATAACAAAACAAACTAAAGCAAAGATACTGTTTTACATACTATCTACCAACTTTTTATATTTTAAAATCATTTCTTCTATTTCTGAATTTGTAAACTTAACGATCTGTTTTGACTTAATGTATAGTTCATCAGATAAACCTGCATAAAATCTTTCATCTAAATACTTTGCAAATAAAAATTGTTCACCATATCGAAACACATTACACCCAGCACATTGCACTTGGCAATTCTGTTCATCCCATCTTGTAGCATAATGTTTTCTACTTTGAAAATGTCCGTTCTGTAATTTCTTCCAATGGTCTTTTTTACCACAAGTAAAACAAGTTGCGTAACCATCTACTGAATCTTTTAACCTTATGTATTGACTAAATACTGCATCCAGCTTTTTAACAAGTTTACTTCTACTTGGTTTTTTTTTGCTTTTAGGTATTGTTTTAGATGGCATTATCTATAACCTCAATTAAATGCCTTAATTCACTTAATTCAAATTCACCTACTACAATACCTTTTATTGAAAGCATATAGTGTTCTTTTCTAATTTTTAAACATTTCGTTTCATTCATAATATTTGTTTTTGATTTTTAAAAAAAATGTAATAACTTTGAATTTTTTATAATTTAGTATTTTATATATCTAAAAATAAATACCAAAATATATTCTATAACAAATATAAATAAATATAAATATATATCTAAAGAAATATATAATTAATAAAAATGTAATGACTTTGGCAATATATTCTATTTTTTTTGGGATATGTATTTAAATTTTTCTACACCCCTTGATCCAAAGTAAGCAACATAAACAGTTATTAATAAGCTTTTAAGCAGTTCTATCCATTCAGTATTTACACCAAAATCTATATCTAAAGAATCAAGTACTATCAAAAGTATCATAGATACAGTTAAAAAAATCAAAGTCATTGGTCTTGTGTTCTTACTTAAATAACTATCAGAAGCCATATCTGCAGACCATCTTTTACTAACCTCTTGTGCTTCTACTATATCAAGTTCAATAAGTTTTAATGCTTCTTCTTTGTCTTTAGCTGGTAATTCACTATCATTTGAAATAAGTTGTTTAACCATACCAAGTACCCCAGCATCTGGTAATAAATCACTTGCAACCCCTAAAATATTTGGTGCAGCTTTTACCAGAAACTTGCCTACTCTTGTATCTTTAAACTTTTTTTTTGGCATTACTTATTTTTCTTTTTATTAAGTAAATACCACTTTTGTACAGTATAACCTATTGTTACAAGTACAAGTATAATTTTTAATGCTATATCTATATTTGTCATTGAAATACCGAACGCTCCTATATTTATAAGTAATGTTTTAAAATCTGTTATCATTCTTATTTTTTTTTATTAATTATCTTTAAAAGACTTATAGCAAATTGCAATAGCTTGTGATTTTTCGTACTCTTTCATTAATTGTGGTACGCATCGGATCATAAAATCTTTTTGTTTTTCTCCTTGTTTTTTCTTTGGTATTGGCATCCTAAAACTTGTTTTCTAAATATGGGTATTCGTGAAAATAATGTACCCCCTCGTTATCAATATCAATAGCAAAAGGTAGCCATTTAGTAGGGTGTGATTCTTCACCATCCCATAAAACATCTATCCTATATTTTTCATCACTTAAACCTAAATAAACAACCCTATTTTTTATAGCATCAATATCTGCTATTGCATCTTCGTATGCTTCTAAAGTATCAAATTCGTATTTACCTACTTTCATAATTAATCTTTATAAGTATAATATTTACCAGCTCTTTTAGTTACTAAAACTTGTTTTCTATTTTTCTTTTTTGATACATACGAAACGTGCAACCATTTTGGTTCAGCACCAAATTCCCAAATAAGTTGGTCAAAATCTAAATTGTCTATTATGTAATGAAACATATCTAAATTTGTTTTACAATCATCTTTATCACAAGTCATACTTGTAATGTCTATTGCTTGACCTTTTAAATGACTACTTGTTGCACTTCCTTTAATTGCAGTATTTAAATCTTTTGATCTAAAAAAACTGTTTACTTTTATAGGGCAACCCACCCATTCACGTAATGGTTCAAAAACTTTTTCTGCAATTGTTTGCATACTTTTAAGTTGCTTATCATTAGGTACGTTTTCAATACCTAATCTATTTGCAGTATTTGAATATGTTGCTTCTTTATAACTTATATGTTCACTAATTTTTTCCATCTTCTACTGGTTTTATGCTACCATCAGATAATTCAATATTTACTTCACCATACTTATCTTCAAGTACCTTTTTATTATCTTCAATTTCTTGATTAAGTTGTGCAAATAAATGGCTTAATGTGTGTACTTGTGTTTGTAATAAACCCATATCATTTAAAATTGCTCTTTTTCTTTGATCTTGTTCTTGTAATAATGTTAATTCTTCTTTTGTGATTTTTGACATTTTATATATTTTTTAAATTATATGTAAATATACAAATTAAATAACTATTTCTTCTGGGTATGGATCAATGCCATTTTCAATTAAAACCTCTAACCATTCTTCCTCGTTATCGTAAACATTCATAATAGGTTGCCCAGTTTCCATTTCTTGTTCTGGTGTTACTTCACCATAAGATACAATTACATTTTTATCTGTGTAATTTATAAACCATTTTGTTTGCGTTGGGTATTTTATTGAATTTGTCATATATATATTTTAAACTTGTCCACCATCTGTTATAGTCCAACCTCTACTGATAAGTGTTGCTCTATCAGTTGCACCAGCACTTGAATATTTAATAGTTCCCATTCCTAAAGTAACATTTGATTGATTACCATTAACACACGCTTCAAAAATAGCATCACAATTTGCAGCACTAAAATTTGCAGGTGATTTACTTTGCATAAAATTAGTCATATTAGTAATTGAAGATAAATCCCAAGCACTTAAATCTTGGTCAAAAGCAGTTGAATTATTAAACATTTCGGACATATCAGTAACACTACTCACATCCCAATTACTTATATCTTGATTAAAAACAGTATTAGATCTAAAGGATCTATTCATATTAATTACATTTGATGTATTCCAATTATTTAATGGCTGATTAAAAGATGTATTATTAAAAAAAATCATCCTTATAGTTGTAGCGCTTGAAATGTTCCAATTATTAATAGGTTGATTAAAAGATGATCCAAAAAAAGTACTTTGTAAATCTGTAACATTTGAAACATCCCAAGAAGATAACGATTGATTAAAAGCTGATGCAAATGCAAAAGTTTGTCTTAAAGTGTTTACACTACTAACATCAAAACTATTTACTGGTTGGTTATATATAGCAGCATTTCTAAATAAATCAGCTATATTTGTTGCACTTGATGTATTCCAACCTGTTAAATCTTGATTAAATAAATTGTTATCATAAAAAATTCCAAAGAAATTAGTAATAGCACTTACATCCCAATCTTCCATAAATTGTATTGATACCATATTTTCACAATCGTAAAACATTTGGGATATAGATGTTGTATTTAAGTTTATAACATCTAAACAATTTGCACCACCAATTAAATTTTTACAACCATTAAAGTTTATTACATCAAAACTATAAATACCCCAAGATAAAATTTCTTTTACTAATAACCTATCTGGGTGTGATTGATATTGAAATCGTGAACACTCACCAACAATTTTTATATTATAATCACCAGCAGTTGCGTAAGTATGTGATCTATTTGCAAAACTATTTGTTACAGATGCACTACCATCACCAAAATCAATAGTACCACTATATGTACCTATTCCATTATATGGTAATGATAAAGTATAACTATTACTTGGTATTGTAACACGAAATTCAAATGGGTTTGCAGTTGCTACAGGATATACTTCCGTACTTCCTAAATATGCTTTTGTAACTTCTGTACTACCTAAATATAATTTGCTTATATCTGTACTTCCTAACTTTATTGCCATATTAAGTAATTATATAAAATGTTGTTGCTACTGGTGTACCAGCATCATATTCTGCTTGTGTTAAACTAACTACATTTATAACTTGGTCTGAACCCGTTGGTTCTCCACTTACAACACTATCAATAGTATTTATAGGTGTAGCAATCCAAGATAAAGTTCCCGAAGCGTTTGATTCAAGTATTTGATTAGCTACATTAGGTAATGCGTTTGGTAGTTGCAATGTATAGCTACTACCACCAGAGTGAACACCTCCTTTAATTCCTACATAGTGTGTTGATGCTTCACAATATAATTTTAGTAAACCTTGATCTGTGTTATCACCTAATATACCAACTGTTGAAACAACAGATAATTTATCATTAGGACTTGTTGTTCCAATACCTACGTTAGTTCCATTATCAAATATAATACTATCTGTTAATGTGTTTGAACTCCATTTAGATAAATAGTTATCTGTACCAGTTGATGTAAAAGAAATTTTAGCGTTATTGTTAGTAATATCTGTAGCTTGTTGTGTAGTAATACCAACTTTAAGCGTGTTTGCTGCTATTTCATTAGCTTGTGCAGTAGTTATACCTACTTTAGCATTATTCGTTGTTATATCACTTGCTTGTTGCGTTGTGATGCCTACCTTTGCATTATTAGTAGTTATGTCTGATGCTTGTGTAGGTGTAATCCCAACCTTTAAAGTGTTAGCTGCTATTTCGTTTGCTTGACTTGTTGTAATTCCAACTTTAGCATTGTTAGTTGTAATGTCCGTTGCTTGTTGTGATGTAATACCTACTTTAGCAGTATTCGCTGCTACACTACTATTTGCATCAACTCTTGCATCTGTATAGTATAAATTAGTTGTACCCTCACTTATATTATCAGTATCAAGCGTAACTGTACCAGTTTGACCATTAACTGAATCAACTGCACCACCAGCAGCAACAGTAGTAAAAGTAAAACTACCACTTCCATTAGTTGTTAATACTTGACCATTTGATCCATCTGCACCTACATCATCTAATTCAAGCAATCCTAAAGAAACTGCACCCGTTAAAGAATTTACGCTATCTACAGTATTAACTTCTGCACCAGCTTCAATACCATTTAACTTTGTACTTGAAGCACTATCAAAAGAAATTTTAGCGTTGTTTGCAGTAATATCATTAGCTTGTTGTGTGCTTATTCCTACCTTTGCAGTATTAGCTGCAACATTACTGTTTGCATCAACCCTTGCATCTGTAAAATATAAATTTGTACCCTCACTTATATCAGTAGTAGTAAGTACAACAATACCCGTTTGACCGTTTACACTATCTACTGCACCACTTGGTAAACCAACTACTGTTGCGTTTGTTAAATCTAAAGTTCCAGTAAAACTTGCAGATGATGTACCTATACTTAAAGTTGATGCGTTACCTGAACCATCTGTTAAGTTTTGTTCTACTGCACCTATTACACCATTATTAGATGTTTTTATTAACCCCTCGTAAGTATCAGATATTTTAGTATTAAATAAAGTTGCCATACTATTTTTTGTTTTTTATTTTAACCCTTTTTAAAAAGGTTTTTAGTTTTTCTATGTTTGCTTTTTTCGGTTTATAAATCATAATACCCACCCATTAAAAGTTGCATCATTACTTGGGTATAAATCATCATTTATATTACTTGTGTATTCTGGGTATGTAGTTTGGTTAAAACTCATAAAGTCAATAAATCTTCTACTATACCATTCAGCGTTTGTACGTGCTTTTTCTACTAAAAAATCTATTTCGTTTTTATCTACCGATTGTGCATTTTCTGATGTATGTTTAAATACACCACCATTTTTTATTTGATACGCTGCAAAAGGCATATAGTTAGATTGTGCATACCATATTAACATTGGTGCTATATAATCATCTAAAACTGTTTTCCATCTTGCATTAGCTGGTAAATCAATATTAGGTATTGCAGTAGTTAAACCATCGTACATTTTAGTTCCCATTATTTGCTGCACATCTATTTCTTGTGCAATCTTAATAAACTGAATAAAACGATCAGTATCAACATTACCATCCATAATTGAATTACGGATCAAATCAGTTCTATTTATAAATAAAGTTGTAGCCATATTTTCTTATTTGTATGCACCCCTATCAGGCATATTGATTGGTGCTATTTCTGATTCTCTTGTACCTGCTGGTTTAATATTATAACTTGATGGTATTGCTCTTGTTCTTTTATAATCATCTAAATTTTCAGATGGTTCAGTTGTTGCTTTCATTCTATACAAAACCCTAACCCATTTATGCCTACAATAAATACCCCCTTTAAATTTGAACAAAGAATAGTTTTGACCTTTATGCCCAAATTCATTATTTACACCTCTAAAACTTGCTTGGTCAATATCTTCTTTTCGGTATATAATACCATCATCAGATAAACGCATCATATTTTTACAAAACGTTCTTGACTGGTTGCCTTTTTCCATTGCTTTAGTTGATCCTACAACATATTTATATCTTATTTTATAATATTTAGAATCTAAATAGCTTTCAGCACTACCATTGTTTTTAGATGTAATTTCATCATATAGCCTTGTGAATAAACTTTTTTTCTTTTTTATACAAATATTTGCCCAATCATCATCACTAATGTTTTCATCTGTACTTAATTCATCTACCAATTCCCATTCATCACCAACTTTTTCACCTTGTAAATGTTTTAAAATAGATTCACCCATTTCATCAGATAAAAAAGGTTCTTTTT